CCACTCGCTCAGGAGAGAAGCTCAGATCGTCGTAGGCCGGGAGGTCACGGACAACCTCTTCCGGGAATCCCATCGCCACCAGATCAGACCGAGGCATCAGTCTGCGGTGAGCGACAAAGGGAGAGTCTTGGATCGTTGTGGCCTTCTTGGAGATCAGGAACTCCTCGGGAGGAATGTTCTGAATCGCCACCCGTCCGACTTGGTTCTTCTTGCGAACCTTGACGTTGTAGTAGACCTCCGTTATCTCTACCCCATCCATCCCGATAGCGGGGTTGCCTTGAAGGTCTAAAACCTGCTTGACGATTGTTTCCTGCTCAATGATCTCCCGAGTCCCATCGGACAGTAGCATTGCAAGTTCCGCATCGCTTAGGTTCTCGTAGGTCTCCTTGATAACGTCAATCTTGTTATCCCAGTAAGCCTTGACCACGCCGACCTTCTCAAGCAGCGCATCCTTGAACCAATCGTGCAGGATGGCGAAACCAGGGTTGTCCTTATAGAACACCCAGTTCGAGTAGTCCGTGGCTTGATTCGCGCCTTGCTCATCACCGGGGCCGACAGGCTCATAGCGGATGATGTCATCCGAGGCGGTGAAGATGCGGATCAGTTGAGGAATCGCGCCGTCAATGACCTCTGCCACCTCTCCGGTGACGATCTGGCTTCGACCCTCTACCTCGTTCCCGTAAGGGTAACGAAGGTAATACTCAAGTGACCGGGTTCTCTGCTCGGTTGTCTCCGTTTGGAGATACCCGATCGCTCCATCGATTTCGGCCTCGAGCAGGCTTTTCAGGCTGATTTGATTCATGCTTTTCCTCTAACGCTTTGATGCGTCGCTCCAGCTCCGCGAGTTTGGCGTTGATGTTGCCTTGAGGCTGTACCCACATTAGACCACCCACCTTGTGTTAACGCTAATCGGCTTGCTCCAGTCGCCCTGTTCGTGAATCCCGATAGCGAAGTATCGGAACGCATCGGACGAATGAGAGGCCCAGTCGTGTAGCGGTGTGTCAAAGAATACGTTTCTCTTCTCGTCAAAGTTGCGCCGATAGTTCCTGAGCGCGTCTAGACCCTGCTTCACCTTCGGCACATTAAACCAGCACTTCGGGAGAATGCGTCTGACGCTCTGGATTCCATCTGCAACTGACAAGCGCGGAGCAACCGTTATTTGTAGCCCTGCCTCTTGCAGCATTTCCTTTCTGCTGCGTCCTGTCCCCAATTCTCGCACTTCTACGTCATGAGGCAAGATGTGTTCGGCTGTATGCCACTTATTCTCTTTGAGCCAGTTCACATACCAATCTAGCCCTTGGCCGTGGTTTTCCACGAAATCCATCACTCGGTACTCTTGTCCGGCCACCTGAACCACCCAAATGGCGGTGGTGTCAGACATACCCAAGTCCCAAGCGGTGAATGTCCGGGTCAGATCGTCCCGGTCTATTGAGGTGAGCCTGCCCTTCTCCTCCAGGTCGTTTATCAGCGCCCCGTAGTAAGAACCCTCAACAGCGGCATGGAAGGAGCATTCGAACTCCTGGTTGTACTTGTCCACACCCATCTCGCGCTTGGCGGCGTGGAGTTCCGACTCAGGAATAAGGTTGGTCTGAGAGGCTTTGAACTCCAGTAAGCCCCAGTCTTCCTCTTCCTCGGCCTGGTCTCTCAGGTCTTTGAAGTGGTTTGATCCCTTTGGAGTTCCGAGGAACAGCGCCCATCCCAGTCGGTCTGACAGCGCAGGACGAACAATGTCAGTCCAGATTCGCGGGTCTTGGTCGGCAATCTCGTCAATGATGACGCCATCGAAGTATTGGCCTCGGAGGGAGTCAGGATTGTCTGAGCCGTATAGCTGGATTCTGCGCCCCCAGAAGTCCGTGCGGAGTTCCGAGATGTTCGGAGTCGCCCCCAGAGGCTCTGTGTACTTCAGCAGATAGTCCCAGGCCACCCGCTTTGCCTGCCCATAGGTAGGAGCGATGTAAGCATACCGGGGGGCTTCCTTACGGTTTTCCACCGCATCCCGAATGATGTGGTTCAGAGCTGCGACGGTCTTTCCCATCCGTCGGTGAGCCACCACCACCCCAAAGCGGTTGTCCCGCATCATCTGATGGATGGCGAGTTGTGGCTCTCGAGGAGAGTACGGGATTACGATTTCTCGTTTGCCCATGAGATCACCATCTCCAGCGGGTTGCCATTTGCCCCCGTCACCTCGAGTCGGTCATTCTCCCGCCATTGGGCGCGGGTCTTGAGCCAGAAAATAGCCGCCGTTGTGTTCCCGTTCTTGGCTTGCTGATACAGAGTCTGCGCCACAGAAGCATTGGCCTCAATCCGGCCCTCGTCCAGTTCTTTCCTGTAATGCTTGCGAAGGGTGTCGTCTGTGATATCCAGCTTAGAAGCAATATCCTCGTGTCTAGTGCCTACCGCGCTAAGCATCTTTACGACCTTTCGGTTTTCATCATTTGGCTTATGGGCTACGCCTTGCCCTGAAGTCTTATGCATTTTGTAATCCCGAAAGTTCAGTAAGTTCGCTATAGGTTTGGCCTGTTGACTCTAGTGTTGCTTGCTTGCCTGTGAAGTCCTGCCAGCGTTTTACTATGACATCGCAATACTTGGGGTCTAGCTCCATCAGGCGGGCGATGCGGCCCGTCTTTTCGCAGGCGATGAGCGTGGAGCCGGAGCCGCCGAACAAATCCAAAACGATCTGGCCGCTCTTACTGCTGTTGCAGATAGCGCGCTCTGGCAGTCCGACCGGCTTTTGAGTCGGATGGAAGTCGTTTCGAGCTTCCTTCTTTAGCTCCCATACAGTCTTTTCATCAGTCGGCCCAAACCACTGCGGCGACGCCCCTTCTTTGAAGGCGTATATGCACGGCTCGCAGTTTGGTATGTACTGCGACATAAATGCGCCAAGACCAGACCTGACCTTGTACCACTGGATGACCGCCCGAAGTTTCAACGATAGGTTTGAAAAAGCCGCAAATGTTTCGACGCTCTTGCCTGATGCAAACCAGACATAAAAGGCGGCATGGTCGTGCGTGACAGTATCAGCAACAGAAAGCGCCCCGTAAAACAGACCCGTCAGGTTTTCCCCGTCAAGAGCATCGTTCTTAATCTGTTGCCGCTTTTTGGTATTGTGGCCGCCTTCGTATGAAACCCCATACGGTGGGTCGGTGAACACCATGTCGGCCTTTTGGCCTGCCATCAACTTATCCACAGCATCTACGCTAGTGGAGTCCCCGCACATCAAGCGATGCTTGCCAAGAATCCAAACATCCCCAGGCTTTGTGACTGGCTCTTGAGGGACTTCAGGCGTTGCGTCCTCGTCCGTCAGTCCCTCTGTCGGCTCTATCTTGTTCAGCAGAGCGTCGATCTCGTCTGCGTCGAAACCTAGGCTTTCCAGGTTTACACCGCCATCCAGAAGCTCACTTAGCTCTAGGCTTAGAAGTTCGGCCTCCCACCCTGAATTTAGGGCAATCCTGTTGTCTGCCAGGATGTAGGCTTTCCTCTGGGTCTCGGTGAGATGCTCCAGACGAATGCAAGGGACTTCCTTGAGGCCCAGCTTCCTTGCCGCAGCCAGTCTCCCATGCCCAGCTATAACCCCATTGTCCTTGTCGATCAGGACAGGGTTGTTGAACCCAAACTCTTTGATGCTTCCGGCGATCTGGGCGATCTGCTCGTCGCTGTGGGTTCTTGCGTTCCGTGCGTATGGGATTAACACGGAGATGTCGATCTTTTCGATGTTCAATCCGACTCCTTTCGGGCCATCGGGGTAAAAAAGTTTACGGTTGCGTAAGAATTATTACTTCTTTTTGTTTCGTTCGGATATTGCCTTTGCCTTTGCTTTGGCGTCGGCTTTACTGTTTGCTCCCCATGCCTTTAGGCTCAGGAGGAGTCTTGTGGGTTCGCCGTTCTTGTACTCTGGCCCCGGCATATTGCCCATCCTTGCCAAGAAAGATGCGCGTCTAGGGTTATCCCCACTCTTTACCGGGGGCTTTAGGTTAGAACCAGGGTTTTCCCGCTCATAGGACTTTCGGCCCTTTTCATTGAGGCCACCCTTGGGGTTCTTACCCTCTTTGCGAGACCAGGCGGCGCTCATTTCTTTGCCGTCTTAGCAGCAGCCTTGAAAGCAGCAGCAGTCGGCGCTCCCCTAGTTCCAGGCTTTCTCATCCGCTCAGGAGTCTTGCCTGCGGCTTTCTGGCGCTCGATGCGCTCACGCTTGGCGTGGATGTTGGCGTAAAGACCCTTCATTTCTTTTTCCTTTTGGCTTCGGAAAGAGCGATGGCGATAGCCTGCTTAGGATTGGTG